TGAAAGAGTTGGAGTGGCAGGTTGCTGAACGTGAAAGATGGAAGTGTGCGGAAATAGCAGAAGCCTACGAGCCGACCTGTGACACCTGCCCAAGAGGTGTAGCCAACGCGATTCGGGCTCGAGGTGAGGCCTAAGCCTCACCTCTCCCAGCTCGGCAAGCTCGCCTCGAGCCCCGCCTCCGTCAGCCCAAGCGCACGCGCCGTCTTACTGCTGCGCCCAACCTGATACTCGACTTCCTCGAGTAACCCCTCGCGAATAAAGTCGTGCAGCATCGAGAAGAAGTCTGCACGCTTCAATGTCTTAGGGAAGTTGCTCGAGCCACGCACGACCGTATACGCGTTGTTGTTTGATTGCGGCGACAAGCTCAAGCGCTGATTGGCGCGAATCGCAGACGCGACTAGCTTGAATACCGCATCGCGCTGCGAATTTCGCAACAGTTGCCGCGCAGCTTGAGCGCCGGGAACCTGACCAAAGCACCGGAACACTTTTGCGGTCGGGTCGAACTCGAGGCGAATCTCCTCCTGTAGCGCGCCAAGGTTGCACTTCTCGTGACGCAGCGTGATCGCCTCGCCCTCTCGCGTCATCGCCCAGCGACTGCGCGCTGAGTTGTTCCAGGCTGTCGAGCCTGAGAACGTACTGTTCGTGTCGTTGCCTGCGCCCATGCGCACGCTCGCCTTGTCGACGTGCGCGAGCAGGAGCACCGCGGCGCCTGAGTGCTGCGCGATTGCATTAAAAGATCGCATGAAGCCGCGCACCTCGGCGCGGTCGTTCTCGTTGGCGTTGAACACGTCCGAGACGTTATCGACGATGACAACATCCGCCTGGTGCTGCTCGACGACATCCGCGAGCCACTGCATGCGCGCCGTCGGGCCGCCCTCGCGCCACATTACGCAATCGACCTGCGTCAGATCGTACGCAACCAGGCGCCCGTCAAGATTGCTGAGCGAGACGCCAAGATCGGCGCAGATGTTGGATAGGCGGAAATGCACCGTGCGAGCTTCGTCCTCGGCGCTAATGACAAGCACGCGAGCAGGCTCGAGCTCCTCGTTGAGGAAGCGCCCGCCGATTGCGAGACTGGCCGCGAGCTGCAGCGACAGGTTCGACTTGCCGACGCCGCCGTTCGCTGACAGCAGCGTCGTCGTGCGAGCCGGGAGCCAGCCGCGCCAGCGGAATACCGCGGGCTCTGGCGCCGTGCCGGAGAGCGCCGACCAATCCATCGGGGCGAGCTCTGCCGGCGCCGCTGGCGCCTCCTTGGCGCCGCCCAGGTTGATTGTTACCGCAGGCAACTGCTCTGGCCGAAACCGCTCAGCGCCTTGCACCATGCGCGGGATCTCGTTGTACCGCGCCTGCCAGCGCTCGAGCTCACTCGGTGAGCCTGGTCGCGCCGCATCCATAATGCCGCGCAGCATATTGACGACGGCACCGCCCGCAGCGCCAGACGCGACCATCTTCGCCGAGAGCTTCATCAGCGGGTCGTGATACGACTCGCCGCTTAAAATGCGGCGCATCAGCTCGGCATTCTCCGCATCGGAGGGCGCGTCAGATGTAACGCGTTGCGTTACACGCGACGCTCGCTCGCGGATCGCGTCAAGGTCAAGCCCGAAGAGCGCAACCGCGTCCTCGAGCGTGTACTTGTTGCCGGGGTTCCACTCCTCAAGCTGTACCGGCACGTTGCGGCCGCCCTTGCCGTTGGTGCCCACCGGCACGCGACAGTACCGCACGGCGTTGTTGCCCGACGCGTCGGCGTTGATTAGCTCGGCATCGGCCATCGCCTGCATGACGGCGTCGATCAGCTTTGCGTCACGCGTGTCGGGGTCACTCTCGTCGAGGATCGCGCCGATCTGATGCTTACCTGGCGAGGTCTCAATAATGAAGCTCGGCGAGCCGTTCAGCTCAAACTTGTTCGCGTCGTCCGCGACCAGCACCGCCAAAGAATTGAAGTTGCTTTTCGTTCGACGCGGTTTGCCCTCGCCCATCGAGAGCCTAGCAACAGAGTAGTAGTTGTTGTCCTCGACTCGCTTGTCGATGAGTAACCGCTGGTTGGTCGTCGACAGCCACGGCTGCCCTGCCCACGCGTCGGCTGTAACCGCATTTGGGTCGCCTCGAAAGCATGCAATCCAGCCATGCGTGCCGGCGCCGAGAGAGCCGTAGACGGCTTCTAAGAATTCGGAGTTAGTGACCATGCCCGCCCCCCGCGGAAATTACTTCGGCAGGTTGACTAAGTCGGCCAGGCGCAGCTTTAAGCGCTCTTTTTTAGCGTGCTCAAGTATTGCAGGCCAATGCCGCTGCGGAACTAATCCGCCCGTTCCGCGCTTTTCGGGCGGCATCATCCAACGCGAGACAGCACTCGGATTCAGTTGCAGCATGCGCGCGGTAGCGCGCACACCGCCTAATTTAGCGACGACTTCTTTGGCCGGAGATAGTTGCGACATGGATCTTGTTTTCTCGTGGTGGTTGCGAGGGCGTGCGGAAGGTGCAATACTGATGTGGAATTGTCAACACTACACAAACCTACTAGGGAAACGAGACAAACATGACTGCTCAGAAGGTCAACACACGATGGTTTCGCGAGCGGCTCGCCGAGCGTGATATGTCGATGCGTCGGCTTGCGAAGTTGCTTGAACTAGACCCGAGCGCCGTAAGCTTAATGCTGCGCGGCAAACGGACGATGACCGCTGACGAGGCGAACCGAATATCCGGTTTGCTGACGATCCCTGTTACTGAGGTGTTAGCACAGGCTGGTATCCCGATTGAAGACGACGCGCGCAGCTTCCCCGTTAAGGCGTGGGTTGATGCTCGCGGCGGACTGCACACAATCACTGGCAAAAACGCCCGGCGCGTAGTCGGGCCGCGGGATGTCCCAGGCGCAGGCCTTGTGGTGCAAATCCGCGCGGCTGAGCTGGCGAGTGACGGCTGGGTGCTGTTCTCTGGCGCTTTTGATACTCGCGCCGACGCGTTTATTGACCGCCTTTGCATCGTCGAGCTGGCTGGCAACGGCCACGTTATCGCCACGCTCAAGCGCGGCTACGACGACGAGAAGTACAACCTGGTGCCGTATACCGGCGCCGCGACGATTGAAAACGTCGCCGTTAAGGCCGCAGCCCCGGTGCTGTGGATTCGCCCGGTTTAACCGGGCCTTTTGCATAGAGTGTTGAGATCTTCGCATCGTCTTGTTATATTGCGCTCACCCCACCACGAGGCACTTCAAATGACCGCAGAAAAACTAGCGGCAGAGTGGCTAATTGCAAAACGACAAGAGCTTGAGGCCGTCGCTCGCCGTCTCGAAATTGAAAGCGACCTACTGAAGATGCTGCCACACAAAGAAGAAGGCAGCGCATCGACTACCCTTTCAAACGGGTTCCGCTTTAAAGCTACGGGCAAGCTCGCCTACAAGGCCGATATCGACAAGCTGCTTGCGCTGACGGCGTCCTGGCCGGAAAAGCCCGTCAAGACGAAGGTCGAAGCGGACGAGGCGCTGCTACGCGCGATCCGCACCGACCGCCCCGACCTCTGGCGCCAGATCGCGCCCGCGATCACCGTTAAGCCAGCCAAGACGTACATCGTTATCGAGGAGCCGAGCAATGGTCTTTGATCTAAAGAGTATTAAGAAAAACACCTCGTTTGCCGCGCCTCGAGTTCTGGTGTACGGCGTCGAGGGGATCGGCAAGTCAACCTTCGCCGCTGGCGCGCCCTCGCCCGTCTTTATTCAAACGGAGGACGGGCTCGGCTCGCTTGCCGTCGATCACTTCCCAGTTGCCACTAAAGTCTCTGACGTTTTAGACGCGATCAGCACATTGTTTGACGGCGGTCACGATTTCAAAACCGTCGTCATCGATTCGCTCGACTGGCTCGAAACTTTGATCTGGCGCGACATCGAAGCGAAGTACGACGCTAAAGATTTAGCTTATGGAAAAGGCGCAATGATTGCCGCGGACAAGTGGCGCGAAATTTTGGACGGCCTGACGGCCCTGCGAAATGATCGCGGGATGGCGGTGATCTTGATTGCCCACACGGAGATCAAGCGCTTTGACTCGCCGGAGACGGAGCCTTACGACCGTTATCAGCCGAAGCTGCAGGCTCGCTCGAGCGCATTGGTGCGCGAGTGGTGCGACGCGGTGCTTTTCGCAAACTACAAGACGCTAATCAAAAAGGACGACGTGGGTTTCAACAAAACTGTTTCGCGTGGCATCACGAATGGCGAGCGTCTGCTCTTCACGTCGGAGCGCCCGGCTTACATGGCAAAGAATCGTTATAGCCTGCCGGAGAGCATTCCGCTCTCGTGGGAGGCTTTCGAGTCCGCAATTGCAAACTGAACAACTGAGGAAGTTAGACCATGCCTTCATTTCAATTCGACGCAGCTTCACACGTTTCCGCACCGGCCCCGAGCCGTGAGCCGTTGCCGAGCGGGATGTATCAGGTCATTGTGATCAGCTCTGACCTCAAGCCGACGCAGGCCGGCACGGGTGAGTTCATTGAATTCACGCTGCAAATTGTCGACGGTCAGTATGCCGGGCGCCGCGTGTGGGATCGGCTGAACGTGAGCAATCCTAATAAGACTGCCGAAGATATCGCCAAGCGCCAGCTACAGGAGCTCTGCCTCGCTGCGGGCGTCACCAACCTGACTGACACCGAGCAGTTGCACGACGTGCCGGTGCTCTGCGAAATCGGCCTCGACCGCAAAGACCCGTCGCGTAATCGCGTTATGGGTTATCAGGCGGTTGCAGGCGCTAAGCCAGTTGCCTCCCAGGCTGCGCGTCCGACGACCGCCAGCCCCCCCAA